TCAGGCTGACGGACTCGTTTTTCCACGGTGGCATCAATAGTTAGGGGGGCATTGCCCTTCTCTTTGATCCCCTCGAACGTCAGTTCGTCCGTGTCGATGCACATAATCCAGTTCACGGCGCACTTGTCGTCTGCGGACATCTCCGTTCTTCTGTGCGGTGGCAAGGTCGCACGCCTTCGTGCGGAAAGCAGGGCGCCGGCCAACCCACCGACCGCCGCACTGCTGGCCGCTACGGTGGCGGCCGCTCCGTAGCCCACGCCCGGGCCTTTCCCCGAGCCCGTGCCCATCTGCGAGTTTGTGGACGCGTCCGCGTGCCGACCGCACTGCGAAGCGAGCCGCCCCGTGGCCCGGTTGCACACGTAGTCGGAGAAGGGTGGGAACTGGGAAGCGCCTTCGACGATGGGCAGCTTCAGGCACGAGGTGCCGAACGCGTCGACACCCTCCGAGACGACCCGCTGGCACGCCGGTGAGCCGGGGTCGTGGGCGCAGGCCTGGTGCACGAGAGCGTAGAATCGGGGGACGTCGCTGCACACGGCCATCGTTTTCTACCCAAGTCTGAATATATGTGCGAGACGACGAGTGAGCCCAGTCAACACAGAGCCCGTCGAATGTATTGTGCACTCCAAAACAAATGGCGGCGCCGCCGCCCATCTACATTCCGAGCAAGGGGCGGCCGCACAACTGCGTGACCGCGGCCGCGCTGGCGGCGGGCGGGGTCGGGCGCTTCTACGTGGTCGTCGAGCCGGGCCAGCGGCGCGCCTATGCCGAGGGGCTGCGGGAGAACGGGGCGGCGCAGCTGCTCGTCCTGCCCAGGAACAACCGGGGGATCGCATATGCGCGACGCTGGATCCAGGCCCACGCCGCAAAGGCGGCCCCGGGCGGGCTGCACTGGCAGCTAGACGACGACGTGACCTTTGCGCGGCGGTCGCGGCACCGGGGCAAGTACCGGACGAGGGCGGCGCGGGCGCGGGCGGTGCTCGGGCCCATCGAGGCGTACGCGCGGGCCCACCCCAACGTCGCGATCGCGTCGCCGCGCAACCGCACCTACGCCTTCGGGTACGACGACCACCCCGCGGTCACCGCGAACCGCCAGTGCGTCACCTGCATGCTGCTCCGCGACGTCGGCCTGCGGTTCCGCTCGGGGGTGATCGAGGACACCGACTACAGCATGCAGGTGCTCCACCGCGGCCACTGCACCGCCATCTTCAACCGCCTGCTCTTCACCAACCCGCCGCAGGCCTCGAGCGAGGGGGGGAACAGCGACTCGCTGCACCACGGCCGGATCACGGCGCTCCAGCGGCAGCTCGCGCAGAACTGGAACAAGATCTACCCCGGCGCGTTCCGGATCGAGCGGCGCTCGACGGGCGTGGCGAGCCGGGTGCTGCCCAGCCGCGTCTGGGCGCAGTTCCCGCAGCGGCCGCGCCGCGCCAAGGCCACGGCCACCTAGGGCGACTCGCGGCCGAGCGTGACACCATGGAGTCCAGTGAAAAATATGGGGAGCAAATGAAAGATGAGTCACTGCAAGGATGTAACCGGGTTTCGCACCCGCGTGGCTCCGCATTGCGCAAGCGACCCATCGGCCACGGCGTGCAAGCTCGCAGTAGTCGAGGCGACACGGTACGGGTACGGATACGGGTGCTTGAAGGTGCCAATATTCGGTCTTGACGCCCCTCCGTATAGCGTGTACGTGTGCGAGGGCGTGGTGCCCCCGCAGCTGCACACGACGTGTCGAGAAAGTGGATATAGCATACCATCGCCACAACCCCCCCGGGTGCCCGAGAATGGAACTGGAAACAACGTGGTCGTGAAAACCACGGCGGCAGTCGCACCAGTCGCGTTAGTGGGCGTGGGCGTTGTCGCGATGAGAAAGGCACGGGAGAAGCGCCTTCGAGACCCGTACGACGTTGGCTTCCTCGTGCAACCCCAGCCCGCGCCAGTTTCCTTGCCCGGGGAAGCCCGCGTCGTAGAGCCGGAACGTGACAACGAGGGATGGCTGGTGAGTAATGACTGGATGATGGGTCAGGGGTACGTCGACGATGGAGAGCCGCCGGCTCGCACGCTCCGAGGGGAACCAATCGTGTTCCCGACAAATAGATTAGAATGATTCTACGGCCGCAGGAAGCCCGCTTCCATGGCACGGTATTGGATCCCATGCAGAACGTTTGTTGGTCGTATCTCGACCCGTGTACCTTCAAGATGAGTTGTGTAGGGTCTCTTGGCCCACTCGACGACCCTGGGTCCGGCGAATCCCACTCCCGCGAGCAAGGGCACGGCGGCCGCGACCACGTGCATACCAGTGCTTGCCTCGCCTCCAGGACCGGTCGCCGTGGCCCCGCCGGAGGCCGTGGCCGCGGCGGTGTGCACGTCGGGCGGGCCCAGTGACGCACAGGCTATCGAAGATAATCAGACTCATCACCGCATCCCTCCGAGGGCGCCCGCCGCTCGCCTGTACGTGTTTGCCAAACTCGGGCCTTCCCCGGCATGCACCCGGCTACGATTGCGCAGCGCCGGGTGGAGCTCGGAGCGCTTTTCTCCTAGCCTGGACCCTAAAGTATTCGGCGGGAGTGGGATCGAAAAGCCTATGAGCAGATCGTGTCCGATTCCAACATTGCGCTGGTCATTCCGTATGGTGTTCAGGCTGCGACGCTGCCACGCAAAGTCGCGGTGGATCGCGCCGATCGTGCCGAGGGTCAGCAGCGCCCCTGCCGTCGACGCGCTTGCGACTGGGTGGTCCACGATCGGGCCCGTGAGGTCGCTAACCACGGTCGAGCTACCGACCGTGTCAATTTCTCGCTTGACTTTGTCCATGTGGTTATGTGTTTTACCATTCGATAATGCATTTTTTCACACAAGCCATGCGTGCCCACCCCCGGCTCCGCTGCACACGTTTCATCAGTGGGGGACAACTCGTCCGCCCTCATGCCCTACCGCCCCCAACTCGTCGGTACCGCCCCTTGTCGCAGTTGCTACCGACGCAGCAACAGAGTACTACCAGTCCGATCAGGATCGTCGCCGCACGATCGGCCGCCTCGATCGCCTCGTGCGCCTTGCGCACCGTGCGCTCGTTGTACGCACGCATCGGCGGTAGGGCACGCACGGTGGAGTTTGTGGGCACGCATATACTCACAGCATCGACAAAGTCGTCCATGTCGTCGACGTACCGCGGGAAGCTCGTGTCGTGCACAAACCGTGCCACGGTGTCCGTGCCGCACCACGCAAACTGCACCGGCAGCTCGAGGCAGCGCGCCCACCGCTCGAGGTCCGCACCGTCGCACCGCTTCCCCGTGGGCAGATCGACCGCCACCGTGCTCATACGGGCGTCGCGCGAGCTCCACTCTGCGCTGCCGGCCTCGTACTTAAACTCACCGAGCGCCATGCTGTCGATGGTGTCGATGCCCCTGTCATGGCAGTCGACGATCCACACCTGGCCAGCGCGCACCTCCTCGTGGTCGTGGCAAATGCTCCCGCGGCCGTGGACCAACGGGAGGGCGAGTGCGAGCACGAGTGGCCCCCGGGTGAGCGCCATGGCCGTGTGGCCCGTGGTCACACCCGCACTGGCTTGTGTCCTGTCACGAGTGTGTTATTGCATAATAGATGTTGGTCGCAATATAATCGGACGGTGCGGCGGCACACGCACGGCGTCTGGGTCCCGGTAATTTTTTCTAGCATAGTAAGGCAAACATTTCACTGCCATGTACTTCTCCACCTTACTGCTGCTGGGCATCGGCGTCGTGCACACCCTCGTGGTCAATGCCGCGGAGACGGTGGGATTCGCCGAGGGCGACCAGACATTCTCCAACGACGTGCTCGCGGGATCCTTCGCTTGCGCCGGCGATGACTGCGTGCCGCTCTCCGACCAGAAGCTGTACACGGTGTCGGCGCGCGACCTCGTCGATGAGACCGGCCCGCTGGCCGACATGCCCGCCGAGGTCAAGGACGCCCTCGTGCAGGACGTGTTCGGCAGCCGCATGATTACTGCAATAGGGAGCGGCGTGGCGCCGGGCGGGCGCTACGCCACGCACTACGCCCAGGTGGCGGTCTCCAAGGCGCAGGTCGCCAATATGGACCTGACCGACACCACCTGTCAGATGGCCTACAACGGGGCGTACGACAGCGGCGGCAACCCGCTGGTGGCCAGCCCGACTAGTTTCTCGGGTCGGACCCACGTCTGCACCACCCCGGCGACGACAACCAGCTACGCGTCGTTCCGCTGCGACGGCGGCGTGAGCACCGCCTCGCGCTCGTGCCACAAGGTCAGCCGCAACGGCTTCGACATCCCCGTGGCCCCATTCACCGATCTCGCGACCACCGCGGCGCCCGCGGCGGACAGAGTGGCACGGCCCTACCCGTTCGGCCCGCGCACGCGCACGTCGCTGTTCACCGAGGCGTCGCTGCTCGCGAGCAGCGGCACGCTCTCGCGCACAGCTGACAACATCCGGGCCGCATTCTGCCGGTTCATGAGCGAGGCTGGCGCGTCGTTCACCTATGACCCCGACGCCAGCGACATGGCGAACTGCTTCGGCTACCACCAGTGCGACCCGGACCCTGCGAGCGCCGCGGACTTTCAGTTCGCCTCGTTCCAGGACACGTGCTTCGCGCCATTCACGCAGTTCACGACGACGTACGACTCGGACGGTGCGAGCATCGAGGCTCCGAATGTCGCGGTGCACACTCTGGGACCGGAGCCGGGGACACCGACCCCGGGCCTGTGGAATATCGTCGGGGCGGGCTACGAGTCGGTCCTCCTCGAGACCTTTCCGTGCGACCCGGACGACGGCGTCTCGCAGAACGTGCTGTTCGCCGTCGACGACAGCGACGAGCCGCTGTGCCTGTTCGACCCGGCCGAGAAGGCGGCCGGGGGCGCCGGCATCCACATTGTCCCGAAGGACAGCGACCAGACGATGCCCCCCGATGCCGCGCTGCAGAAGGTGATGTTCTACTCCCCCGTCCATCGGTTCATCAAGGAGGGCGGGACCTGGTACCAGTACACCATCCGCAGCACCATGCTCATGCACTGGGGCCTGCTGGTCGGCGATCTCTACGGCTCCGCGAACCCGTCGCCCGACATCTCGTTCCCCCTGACGGACGACTTTCACGTCAACCTCGCATACTCGTGGGACGCGGTCGCCGAGGCGTACGTGCACCCGGGCTGCCAGGCCGGTCGAGCGGAGGGCGAGCCGTGCGATTTCGACATCGGCATGGTGATGAACACGCGATACAATGCGCTCGTATTCCCGTGCATGGACGACGGTGACGGCAGCTGCGACTGGACGGAGCCCAACTCAGTCTACAACCACGTGGACGCCATCTCGCTCCACGGCATGATGAACAACGAGTACAGCACGGCGCGCTTCGTCACGCAGATCAGCGTCAGCCAGCTGACCGTGGGCGGCACGATCAGCGCCACCACCTACGTGGCCGGCGCCGCGCTCGACATTGCCGTGTCGAGCAAGACGTGCCACAAGTACAGCACCAGCGAGGCGGACGTCGTGTTCCACATGACGCTGGCGGGACTAGACGAGACGTTCACCATCTCAACCAACTACGTCGAGTACTACCACGAGAGCGCTGACGGGACCGTGAGTCGCGTCGTCTTTGAGAACGACCCGGTCTCGTGCGGCGACACGGCGAGGGCCAACTCCATCCCGGCGGGCGAGTGCTACGACGTCGTCTCCACCCAGACCACTAACGGGCTCGCCCCCGAGTCCGTGGCCGTGTCGGTGCGCCTGCCGCTGAGCCAGTGCCGCGACGACTTTGGCGCGACCCCGGGCTCGTGCATCACCAAGCTCGCGGCCTGGCTCGCCGCCTCCTCCGGGTCGAGCGACAACCGCAAGATCTTTGTGGGCTACACCATGGCGTTCGGCGACGCGACGACCATCCTGAGCTTGGCGCAGGGCTTTGTGCAGCGGCAGGAGCTCGACTGCACGGATCAAAACGGGATCTGCGACGCACTGCTGCGCACCGACGCCGTGGCCGCATTGCAGCAGTGCGAGAGCACGACCGCGGTGGGCGGCGAGGTGACCATCACGCAGGTGACCAACCTGGTGACCAAGACCCTGGCCGTGGCGGTGCAGCCCGTGTTCGGGGAGATTGACACGCGCCCGCCGTGCAAGGTGCTGGCCACCGGCCAGGTCGTGTGCCCCGCGCTGCTGCACGACCAGTGCGAGGGGAACAAGGGCGTGGCGAGCGTGCAGCACCTCATTGCGGCGTGCGGCGGCAAGTACAGCGGCGCCAACGTCCGGGCCACGAACGACCTCGCGGCGGGCGGTGGCGATGGCGGCGCCGCGGCCGACCCGACGTGCACCACCAATCCGCCTGGATCTGTCACGCGAACCGTGTATACGAACAACTGCCGCGACCACGACAGCGACGAGGCCGCGTGCAACGTGCGGTACCAGCCCATGTTCGCGCATGGGGACATCAGCAACGGCATCGGCAAAATCTGCGTCATGAACGCCAACGGGGTGTGGTGTCAGGCGTCGACCACGTGCGCCGTTGACTCCGGCGTCCGCCGCCTGCAGGACCTCCCGTCGACCACCACCCCCGTGACCACCGGCACCCCGATCAAGGTGCTGGGCAATGGCCTCGGCTACCTGCACCTCGGCGCCGCGGCGGGCCCGCAGGTCCAGCCCGCGACCAAGATGCAGCAGGCGCGGCAGCTCGTGTTCCCGATCGGCGCCAAGCTCACGGCGACGTGCACCGACACCGACACGGAGACGTTCAGCCGCCCGGTGATTGGCGGCATGGATGCGGACGGCAAGTGGCTCGTGACGAACTACGAGTGGGTGCACGTAATGGGCATGGATTCGCGCCAGTTCGACGCCATGAAGGGCTCGGTGGAGTCCAAGGCGGAGCTGGTCGACGCCGCGCTCGTCGTGGCCGACACGGCCCAGATCCTGAGCCGCACGAACGGCATCGCGGTCGACTCGCACGCCATGTTCACCAAGGCACAGTCGCACGGGTGCCACCCGAACGACGTCAAGCCGTTCACCTACCTCGGCACCGAGCGCGCACAGGACCACTGCGACTGGGTGGCGTCCGCGACCGGCTCGACCAACGAGTACGGCGACGACTGCGCCGAAGAGATCAACGGTGGCATCGACGTCCAAGGGCTGGTGGCCAAGGGCTCGACCGGCTCCGTCGTGCACGGCAAGCCCGACGCGTCGGCCTGCAACAGCGGCCCCGCCATGGTTCTCGGGTTCAACGACCAGAGCCCGCAGTACCTCGCGGACGCGTCGCTGACGGCCGAGGCGGAGACGGTCAGTGCTCACCACGAAGGGGGCAACCGGAACGCCGCCGATGTGTCGCCCCAAGCCCCTGCGGACTGCCCCACGACCGAGGTCGACGCAACGTGCGCGCCGAATGATGAGGGTGTCCCAACTGGCTACCGCGGCTTTGCGCTCGCGCCGATGCACGTGGGGCTGAACGGAGGCAACAGCTTCTACTCCGAGTTCAAGGGCGCCGACACCGACGACAACCAAAACAGAGCCTCGGTCATGGCGGCGTTTGGCGTGGACATCAACACCGCCTACCTCAGCCAGTGCGGCTCCGGGCCCACGGAGTGGAAGCTCGAGACGCAGTTCTTCCACGCCGACGGCATCACCCCGATCCACGGCTTCTTCCGGCGCTCGCTCGCGGCCACGGCGTCGCTGGGCGCCCTGACCAGCAGCACCGCCCATGTCCGCGGCGATGGTCCCCATGGGCGGTCGCTCCAGGGAGAGGACGCGGCGACCAACCAGACCAATCAGACGGTGACCGGCGCCACCGTGTCGGCGATATCGCAATCCACGGCCTTGTCGTGCATGGACACCAGCTCACGGGCCAGCGGCGTGTTTGACACGGCGTGCATCTGCGACGACCGCAGCGTCCTGCCGTCAAAGCAGTGCCAGATGGCATTTGCCCCGCCGCCGACCCCGCCGCCCGAAGACGACGACGACGACGACGATTCGTCCTCCTCCTCCTCCGCCTGGATCTGGATCGTTCTCGTTGCGGGTGTCGGGGCACTGTGCTTCGTCCATAAACGAGCGAAAGAGGACACGGTGGTGACACGATCAATCGAGAAGGAGTACCGCGAAAAGCTGCTCACGAGGTAGCGAGGGCAGATATAGAGATACTCGAAAAAAAAAATGCAGCGAGCAAGCGCTGCTTCTTTTTTCTAACCTCTAGATAAACTTTCCTCCATACTCTATGTGGTACGTTGTGTTGACACTAGCGCTCGCGGCGCGAGCTGCGCACGCCGCGGAGAATGTTCTCTCTGGCGGCGATAACTATCAAGGGGGCACGGTGTACTCGGGCGCCGTCGCCTGCGACGGGACGTGCGCTCAGGAGAGCGATCAGAGCGTCGGTATCTACTCGCTCCACGATATCGCCAACGACGCCGGCGCGTTCGCGGCCCTGAGCATCCCGTCCGAGGTCAGAAACCAGATTATAGACCGCGTCTATGGCGTCCAGATGCTCACGAACGTGCAGGAAGACACGGCCCCGGGCGACCACTTCGGTTCGTACTACTCGCAGATTGCCATCTCCAAGGTGCAGGTCAAGGCCCCGGCGAACGACCGCACGTGTGCCATGGACGACGGCAGCTTGACGCATTTCCCCACGGACCTGGCCGGTCTCGGGAGCACCTGCGCTACAGCCCCCATACTCGACGATCTCGCCGAAGCGAGCACTCCGCATGTCGCGCAGCTCTGCGTAGGCCATCAGGACGACGCCAACGAGCGCTGCCAGGAGGTGTGGTGGCGCAGCCGGACCGTGGGCGTGATGCCGTACATGGACGTCACCGCGACAAACGCCGTGGACGACACCACCATCGACCCGGCGTACGCGGTCAACATGCGGTCGCGACTGTCGCACTTTAACGAGGGCTCCCTCAAGTACGACGCCGCGTCGTCCGGGCTCGCGCGCGACGCGGGTGGATTCTCATACTGCCCATACAATGCGAACGCGCAGGCGAACGCCGACCCGACGGCCGCGCACGCGGGCAACTACGACTGCGCCGGTAAACACTTCTGCCCGCCGTCGACGGCCGATACCATCTTTGATGCCGCCGGTGATTTTACGCAGACCTTCATGGACCGGTGCTTCCCGTACCAAGTCATAGCAAGTGGCGCGGCCGGTCGCTTCACGATGACCGCCGAGCCCGGCACGCCGCCCCCGGGCGAGTGGAACAGGCCAGGGTACGGCTACGAGTCCGCCCTCCTTGAGTCGTACGACTGCGACCCGGGCGACCCGACGTCCGAGAACATCCTTCTCGGCGTCGACGACAGCGGGACGCCCAAGTGCCTGTACAACCCGGCGGACAAGGCAGCTGCCGGTGCCAAGATTACGCTGGTCAACCCCGCGACCGGCGAGGGCACCACCGCGCTGCAGCAGACCGTCATGTACTACGCGCCCGTGCACGTGTTTCAGACCGAGGGCGGTGTCCACTACCGGTACACGATCCGCGCCACCATGCCCATGTTCTGGGGCCTACTGGTCGGCGTGCTGTACGAGTCCGCGGTCGATAACGCGATCCCGGACATCACGTTCCCGCTGGCCGACCCGAACCACATCAACCTCGCCTACAGCTATGTCCCTGGTGCCGGCACCTCGGGCCGGTGGCGTCCGCCGTTGCCGGACTTCGCCCTGGATGGCGAGCCGGTCACCTTTACCGTCGGCACCATCATGAACATCCGCTACAACGGCGTCGTCTTTGAGTGCGTCGCAGACGACGCCCCGTGCTACGGCGGACCGGTCATCAGCTACGAGGGCATCACCAACCTCGAGGAGCGCGCCTTCAAGTTTGCGACGCGCGTCACCATCGACCGCACCACCGTGGGCGGCCTCGTGAGCGCCGACACGGTCGTGAGCGGCGTGGCGCTCGACCTGTCGCTCAACAGCCAGGCGTGCTTCAAGCACTCGCCGGACCCGACGCCCGCCGACGTGATCTTCACCCTGTCCTTCTCGGGGCTCCAGGAGTCGTTCGTCGTGTCCGTGCAGAGCATCGAGTACTTTCACGAGCCCACCGGCCAGCGCATCGTCTTTGCGTCCGACGCGACCGCTTGCGCTCGGTCCGGCACGCCGGGCCCGGGATGCTTTGGTATCGTGGCGGGCTTAGCGAGCCGCACTTCGGACCGCTTCGCCGCCACCGCGGCGGTCAAGCTGCCGATGGACCAGTGCAGGGACGACTTCAACTCGCTGCCCGTCGGAGACTGCGCCACGAAGCTGGGCGACTGGCTCACCGCCACGAGCGGCTCGGCTGCGGAACGCAAGATCTTTGTCACGTACACCATGGCCTTCGGGGACAATACGGCCGCGGCGCAGGGCTTCCTGCGGCGCCAGGCGATCAGCTGTGACAACTCCGGTATCTACTGCAATGCGCTCATCCGCGCGGACGCGGCGGACAACCTCAACCAGTGCGACACGGACACCGCCGTTGGTACGGAAGTGACGATCAACCAGTTCACCGACCTCGTCAGTGCCTCGCTCGCCGTCGTCGGCCAGCCTCGCTTCAGAGCCCTCGAGAAGCGCCCCCCGTGCATCGCGCTCGACCCGGGCAGCGGCGACGAGACCGTCACATGCCCCGCGATGCTGCACGACCAGTGCGACGGCGACAAGGGCGTCGCGAGCGTCCAGCACATTATGGAGAAATGCGGCGGTACCTACAGCCTGCCCAACATCGAGGCCACGAACCTGATCGTGACGGGCTCCGGGACGTCCGCCACGTGCGTTCCGTCAAACACCAACTATGCGGAGCGCACGCGGATCGTCACCCCCGCGGACACGACGTGGGACTCGGGGGGGCAGCTGTCCAGTCCGCACGCCGACTGCGGCCAGCTGGTGTCCTACGGGGGCAACTTTGTCAACGACGGCTCGACCAGTGACAACTACCCCTTCGCAAACAATGCCGAGGCGAAGGCGTACTGCGAGTCGTTCTACATGGACATGAACAACCGACCCGGCAGCCCCACCGACTCGTTTACCAACTCGTTCCGCCCGTGCGCGTTCGTGAATGACAACGGGCAAGACGGTGTTGGTAACTGCCGCTGGGCCACCAATAGCGCATGCAATATGGTCGAGGGCACCGGCCTGACCACCGCCGGCGGCGAAATCGACAGCGCCGTCCAGGTCACGGCGGGCAGCCCCGTGCCGGTGCTCGGCAACGGCCTCGGCTTCATGCACCTCGGCGCAGTCGCCGGCCCCATGTCGCAGCCGGCCACTAAGATGCAAGCGTCGCGCCAGCTGATCTTTCCGGTGGGCGCGCGGCTCACCGCCACGTGCGGCGACAACGCGCCGGTATTGGACGAGACGTTGTTTGGCGGCTTCGACGACTCCGGCAACTGGCTGGTCACGCCCATTCAGTGGTCGACCAACATGGGCATGCCCGCGTCGCGATACGACGACATGAAGGCGCTCATGGAGCGCGAGGACACGCTGGCGCTCGTCGAGTCGGCGCTCAAGGGCATTACCGGCAGCACGCTGCTCACGGCCAAGCTCGTGGCCGTGGATTCTCCCGCCGCGCACGCGCAGGCGGAGGGTACAGCAAACTTCCAATGCGACGCGAATACGGTGAAACCGTTCTCGTTCCTCGACCAGACACGCGCGGACGACTTCTGCTCGTGGTCACCCGGAAACGCCCACAGTGACGCATGCACGTTGGGACCCAGCCTCGGCGGCGGCCTCGACGTACAGGGCTTCCTCGCCGCCGCCAGCGGCGGAATTTCCCACACCACCACCAGTCGATTGTCGTGCAGCAACGGCCCCGCGATGGTCCTGGGCTTCAACGACCAGTCGCCGCAGTACAACGCCTATCCGGACAGCCTCGATCCCCCGGACCAGGTGTCCCCGTGCGACCCCGAGTCCGGCGAGGACCGCGGCGCGCGTGTGCACATCAGTCTCACCGACACGTGCGACGGTATCGACAAGGACGACGTGTGCACAGGCAACGCCGGCTACCGCGGGTGCGCGCTGCAGCCGATGGAGCGCGAACTGCTCACCTCGGTCGGTTCGATGCCGAGCTTGTACACGCTGTTCAAGCAAACACACACGGACGATGGTCGGTCGTCGGCCGCCGTCATGTCCGCGCTGGGCGTCAACATCAACACCGCCTACCTCAGCCAGTGCGGCGCCACGCCGACCGAGTGGACGCTCGAGACACAGTTTGCGCACCTCGACGGGCTCACGCCGGTGACCTCGCCGTCGTGCGGGGCGCGGGGCCTCGTGGAGGTCGACGGCACCGCCTTCACCGAGGGCTGCGCGCGAATCAATGACTATTTACCTATTCAACGGGCTACCATATGTCCAGCGTCGTTCGAAGTGACGGCGACGGGCGCGTACGCCCCGTGCGTGTACTCCGAAGGCACGTGCTCGGCCTCGACGGACACCTGCACGCCCGAGCTTGTGCTCGGTATACCGTACTGCTCTCTCAACGTATGGCAGCCCCGCAGGCACCTCGGTCGCACGAATACAGGTATGCCATACTGCTGGTGCCGCGATGACGAGCAGGCGATATACCACCAGAGCGGAGCCGGGCCAGTCTCCCGCTGCATAAAGTCGGCAGAAGTGGTACCGACTCATCTCGTCTCGTCGGCATTGCCGCCGGTATATTACGGCCGCGTCCCGAGCAGTTGCTTTTACGAGGGCCGCGGGAACGGGCCGTATGACGTGGACCAGCATCGCTTCGTCGAGGTTGACACGTGCACGGGGCTGGCCGCGGCCGAGTGCGACCTGGCGTACGAAAAGTGGGACCACAGCATCTGCGAGTATTCGGGCGGCGTCTGCATGTCGTACATTGGGCTGGAGCGCCGGTGCGAGATGACGACGGTCCAGGCGCCCGCGCCGCCGCCCCCCGAGGAGGAGATGCGCCGCCGCCTGACGATGAGCAGCGTCACCCAGAGCTACCACGTCGTGGCCGCCGCCAACAACACGGCCTCCGACAACGCCACGCACACGCGCTCGCTGCAGCAGGACGGCGAGGACGGCGAGACCCACGGCGGCATCATCTCCGCGCGGGCGGAGGGCGTGGCGCTGCCGTGTTCGGACGCCACAGTGGGCGTGACAGGGGTGTTTGGCTCGGCCTGCGTGTGCGACGCACACGCCCAGGGTTCGGAGCAGTGCTCGCTCGAGTTTGTCGAGCCGACGCCGCCGCCCCCGCCGCCGCCGCCCAGCGACGACGGCAACGGTGAGTTGATTGCCATCATGGGCATCGGCATCATCATCGTGATCCTGGTGGTGGAGGCCAAGAAGCAGCACGAGAATGTCGCCACCATCGTCAACCTGCAGCAGTCGCTGCTCAGCAATACCCGCAAGCCCTGAGCGAGGCCGACGGGCGAGCGAGAGCGAGGACACCGCTGACGATTTTTTTTTGGGGGGGGGGGCGGCACCCTCCCTGGCCAAAATGTGAAGGGTGTATAAAACCACTCGCATTATGATCGGTAGAATTCTATGGATCCTGTCCTTCGGGAGCATGTACGAGACTCTCGTCGGACCAGCCATTTACGGGGGCGGGGGGACGTACGGGAGTTCCAGTGATGGGGGCGACACCTCCGGGGCTATACCGTGCCAGGGGGCTGTCGATGGGAAAGGGGAACCCGTGGCGGGTTCCGGCTGCCAGGAGGCGACGTGGTCGAAGGTGATCCGCTCCGGGGATCTCGTGGCCGGCGGACCGACCTCGTTATTCGATGGATCGAACAGCTTTCAGTTAGCGGGGACGCCGGAAGCGCCACCCGACGACGTCTCGACCAAAATTCGGAACACATTCGCTGGCCTCGTCAACTCAATGGACGGGGTGACAACGGACACCGGCGAATCGGGGACCTCTACGAGCGGCCGCTTCGGAACTTACTACACCATGGTACACGTGAGTCGCACCGAGATGAGCGCATCTACGGATGAGTGCTTGTACGCCGGTCAGTCGCTACCGCACTGGGTGGGGTATGGCCCGTACCCAGATGGTGGTTGTGACTACAACTGGGACGGCACACTGGGCGGGGTGGAAGTTGGGTCCAAAGAATGCATCGACACGGACGGATTGGGGGGGCGCGCGATCGGATGTCTCACCCCGGCGGCGACTAGCGTCCCGCTAGTACCACGGAGTGTTGTGCGCACAACCAAAGTCGAGACGTCTGGTCAGACACCTACCGTCGCACAGCCGTACCCGTGGGACATCAGTAGCCGCAAGTCGCGATTCACGGCCCAGTCCGTCAGGTTCGAGAGTCCGAGCACGTACAACCGAGATGCCACCCAGGAGTGCACAGTGGGCGCTGGGACGACCAAGGAAGCGGACTACACGTGCGGGGGATCCCACCATTGCCCCGGGGAGGTACTCGGCTCGCAGGGGTTCTCGGACACCTGTGTCGACTACGAGTACAACTCCAACTACTACCACATCGGAGGTGAGCCCGGGGTGCCAGACCCGGGGAACAACCTCGATGCGGGCTCGAGCCTTCTGGATAGCTTCGCATGTAAAGACGACACGACAGAGAATATCGTGATCGGTGTCGATGGTGCGGGCGAGCCCCTGTGCCTGTTCAACCCGGTGACCAAGGACGCCGGTGGTGAGGTGTCGATCGTGGCCGATAGCGACGCATTGCGACTGCAGGATGTGCTGTTCTATACTCCGGTATACTACGTCGATGCAGCGAAAAAGCACCTCTATACGATCCGGATGACCCTGCTCAGCCACTGGGCGCTGCTGTTTGGTGCACTGCGCCCAGTCAATCAAGGGGACCCCGTCGACATCACCGGCTTCACGGTGCCCGACGACTACATCAACCTCGCGTATTACTGGGACGATACCGCGGGTACGTGGGTCCACCCGGACTGTCAGCCGACGGTCAGTGCCGTCGCCGGGTGTGGGTTCAGTTTCGGGACGGTCGTCGACTCGACGTACCACGCTCTCACTGCCCCGTGCCAATATCAGGCCGGTCAGACTTGCGGTGCCACTACCCAGACACAAAGTCTCGCTGGCGTGATCAATGTGCACGAGAGCATCGCTCGGTTTGTCACACAAGTCAACATTGACCGCATCACCAACCTCGGTGTGTTGCAGGTGTTCACACAGGTCGCATCGGAGGATGTCCACGTGGCGATGCTGGGGCAGTCGTGCTTCAATCAGGGGTCATCGGGAACCTTCCTCATACAGCCCCTCCAGTTCACTGGACCGGAGTCGGCATTCTCAATCTCTGTCTCTATGGTCGAGTACCAAACGAACCTGGGCACACTGAAGTTCCGACCCATCGCGAATTGCGATACCGCGAGTGCGACGCCGGACAACCTCCCGGGTCCCCCGTGCGGCCTCGTCCCCGCGACCACGGACGGCAGTGGCTTCCAGGCCATAGTGGCGAACAAGGTGGCCATCGACTCGTGTACGCTCATTGCCGAAACGAACGGAGTTGTACAGACCACCACAGTGAGTTGCGCCAGTGGGATCGTCACACTGAACGGTGCGCCCGGCAACGAAGCAACATCTCGCCAGGTGAATGTGATCTATGCTATCACACAGAGCGCAGGGGTACACGCCCAGAGATCGCACACGATCGACTGTTCCGGAGTGCCCGCGGGCTCGCTGTTGTGCACGCTCGGCTTTGACCAGGGCTTGGTCGATCGCCTCGGCCAGTGCACGGACGATGCCGCGACCGGAACGACAATTACGGTCAGTATGAAAACCAACCTCGTGGCAAAGTCGCTGGCCGTCGTTGCCATGCCTGCAGCGAACACGCTTGATGGTGTGCACCCCTGTAGGGTCGACCCCAATAACGCCGGGCAGCACATCTGCCCGGGGCTGCTCCACGACCAGTGCATCAGTGCCACTACCGGCGTCCCCAGCGTACAACACTTCATGAAAGTGTGCGGCGAGGAGTTTAGCGGCGAGAGTACCGTCGAGCTCGTTGGTTTTGGGGCCGACGGTGAATCACAGACACCGGCCGCCGCGGGCGCCACACCCGCGCAAGCTGCGACTGTTCTCGGAAATGGCATGGGCTACCTGCACCTGGGGTCCATCGCGGGGCCGCTAGAGATGCCCGTGACGATCGGACAGGCGAAGCGCCACATGATCTTTCCCGTGCAAGCCAAGGTGACAATGCGATGTGGGGACACCTCCGGGGCGCCGGATCTTGAGCTCATGATCATGGGCGGTAAAGACGGACAGACATGGAACGTAGATGCAACGACGTGGACAGAGATCATGGGACTGGACAACAACAAGTATCTCGACGTGAAGAATTTGGTCGAGGGGACCCCCGGGATTTTCGACAACCTCGATTCCACGGGCGCACCATTGTATGGAACAACCGCCGCCGGTGGATACGATTCGGATGGATTTGCCGCGATCAACTCGCCATCGTGGCACAAGTTTCTGGGCGAACAAGCAGGCAACTGCCACCCGAACGATGTCAAGGAGTATACATACCACAGTCAGACCGGACAGGTGGACCACTGCGCCACGCACGGGGGCAATCCGTGCACGAGTCCAGGTGATAGCAGCGTGGTCGTGAACACGGATGCACAGGGGACAGTGGTCCTGGCCGGCAGCGGGCAGGTGGAGCATGGGCTGCAGTGCTCGGGTTCGGGTGCCAGTGGCCCGGCGATGATCATCGAGTTCAATGACCAGCGGCCGCAGTATATGGGGACCAGTATTGAGGACCCGGATACGACCATCATTGACGAGTCCACCGCCGCCGCCGACTTGCAACTGTGTACCGACCAGACTCTCGATGACGACTCAATGTGCGACAGCTCGGTCACAAGTGGCGACGAGCCGGCCCACGATGTTTGCACATCGAGTGCTGGGTACACGGGGTGCGTCTTTGATCCGATGCTCGACGCTGACCTTGATTTGCCCGGTGGCGGCGGCACGGTCCTGTCCAACGACTATACCCAGGTATTCAAGACCGGTACGACACCAGGCGAGTGCGCCCATGGTGGGGTCCAGGCGCATCCACAAACTGGTGTCCCGGGTCACAGCACACACCAGTGCCGTATTGCGTGCAATTCATTTACGGATGGTTCAGGGAACCCATGCATCGCATACGAGTACGACCACCAAGAAGAGATGGACTGTACGCTCTTCACTGGCGGGACCGTGACCACAGCTACGGGGTCCAGCGACTTCCATTGCTATAGCAGAGACGTACAGTCTCATAGCTTTTACTCACACTTCAAGGAGAATGACCTGGCGGGCAACTCGGCGAAGGCGACTGTCCTCTCGGCCGTCGGCGTTCTGATCAACTCCGCATACCTGCACCAGTCACAGTGTACCAATGACGTGACGACGTGGGGCTTGGAGGTACAGTACGTGCACCTGGGAGGTGTCGCCCTGTCCTCGGCAGGGACTCGTCGATCTCTGGCCGATGCCAACATCTCGTACTTCACGGCACGATCCGCCAAGAAGCTAGCCCCTCCTTCCAATTCCAGCAACCACACTCGGAGGCTGGCGGAGGACGAGACCGAGGCCGAGGTGTTTGAGGCACGACCGGAAAACGCATCGCTGGTCACCACTGGCAGTGCGACTATGGTCAAGCCGTGCCACGATGAGCTCGGGGCGGTCCAGGGGGTCTACACACAAGCATGCCTCTGTCTCGACAAAGAGAATCCAAAGTCGGCGCAGTGCGCGGTCGAGTTCTACCGCGAGGTGTCCAGTGGTGACAATAACGGGACGGACGATGGTGGCGATGACGATAGCGATGACGATAGTGATGCGATGGCGGGAATCTGGCTCGGTATCCTCGCGCTGATCTGCATGGTGTGCTTTGTAATGCGAACACAGAAGGAGGAGGAGAAGCACATTGACGAGCTACGGCGCAGCCTAGTCCCCCGTGGCGCACACAGAGCGTGAGCCTCGGTGCACATACTACATTCATCATCGTAAGGTACTATCGCTGTATTTTTTCGATTCCACGGCCCGCGGGATCTTGTGCTCGCCACGGTCCACTCGACACTATCTGTATGGCCAGTGCTGCGGCCCGTGCCTCGCTGGAAAATAAAAAGCTCATCCGATTGAAAAGCGATAGTATGGCGCTCGCCACTCTCACACAGGCACTCGTCGCGATCGCCGTGGTCGCGGCGGCGACGCTACAGTGCCTCCAGTACTACCGCTACTGGCCCAGTGCGACGGACATGGGCACGGCGCTCCGTGTCGTGCGCCACAGTCCGTCGGACACCTCCCTGGAGGTGCTGTACCACCTGCGACCCTCCGGGACCCCCATGCCCTTCCTGTGCGACACTGGCTTCTCTGGCCCGACGCTGATCAACACCGCGGCCCTCAGTGCACGCGAAACCGATCCGGGCGCATGGGACGGCGGCGACGAGGCGACACGCGACCGCATGATCGGAGCGGAAGACAGGGCACCGGCGCGGAAACGTGTGCGCAAGCTGCTCTCTCGAAACGGTATCGACTACCGATACAGTACAGTGCGGATGGTCTCCGCCCTCTCGGGCACCCGTGCTTCGCGCAACTCGGTGTGTCGAGTGGCATTCGGCACCGAGCGAGGCACGCTGCGGCGCTCGGATGCCCTCGTCGACTACATTCCCCACACGCCCTGCATCCTCACACTGGACGACATGGTCGCGTTGCGGCCGTGCATCCTGGACACGGGGGCCGGGCGGCTGGTGTCGCAGGGTCCCATCCCCCCGGGCACGGCCACCCCCGTGCAGCGCCACCGGCTCACGGGCGTGGTGACGTTCGTGGTTGACGTCGGCGGGGTCACGCTCGACCTGATCGCCGACACCGGGTATGGTGGGGCGGTCGCGATCAACGAGAGCGTCGCCGACCGAGTGCTCGGCTCGGAGTGCGACCTCCTCCACGCGACGGTTCGCCAAGTCGACGTCCACAGCCAGTCAGTCTGTGCCAATGTATTTCTCGCCCCCGTGGCCGTCCACTTCCGCGGTCTCGACCTCCCGGTCGCCGTCGGGGAGAACGTGCCTGTGTACATCAACGAGTCTAGTGTGCTCGGAGCCGACGGGCTGATTGGCATGGCGGTCATGGAGCGGTTCGCCCCGATCGTGGTCACCGCGAGCCGGTGGCGATGGACGCCGAAAATACTGATGCAAGAGAAGCCATCGCATACCGAATGGGATGCGGCGACGCTGCATCTGGAGGCGCCATTCATGACAGGCAAGGCCAGTCCGAGCTGCACTCCGAAGCGCACCCGGCCCGCGGATTGCAACCAGTGAACCTGGTACAGTGGGGAAACGCTCGCATAGATAATAATTGTGACCTGATATAGAAAGGCCAATGCAAATCATAAAGGCCTTCCACCCGTATGTACCCGTCGTGATTATCGTCTGTGACTTTCTCGCATCGATCCTCATTGCGAGCGCCGTTGTGCAGTTTTCCAAGGCCAAGGCAACGACCGACCCCGACGGGTCAGTAGATTACATCGAGGATGAGCTCACGAAGGCCAAGCGCCGAACCCAGTGGGCGCTAGTTCCTATGGTCATATCTTTCGTGCTGAACATCGCCGAGTCGATCCAGGAAGCCCGGTTTCGCCGCTCGTAGTCACGGTGAGCTCCGTGTATTTTTTGGGCTGCGTGTAGAAAATGCCTGCACGAGAGTCTCGAGACACACTCGCACTGCTCGGAGGCCGCCCGTCCACGGGAGGCCTAGGAACCAGGCCCCGGGGCAAGGCCGCGCTGCCGCGTGTCTACAAGAAAACGATCCGACGGGACATGGGCCCGGCCACGGCCACGGCCAAGGCCAAGGGACCGGCCAAGACCAAGGGCCCGGCCAAGACCAAGGGACCGACCAAGACCAAGGCCAAGGGCCCGGCCAAGGCCAAGGGACCGACCAAGGGACCAGCCAAGACCAAGGCCAAGGGAC